TCACGAACCACCTTGTATTCCGACGGACGGACTTCCGCCGGTTGCGGGTTTGACGCTGCTGATGCGAGCAGCGACCTCAGCGTCGGTCCCGATGAGGCGGGCCTCTTGACCACGCTCCCACAACCAGACGACACGACCACACTGCCACAGAGAACCACGACAGTCCCCACCAGCCGCCAACAATTTAACATCACGTTCCCCTGCCTTAAAAGATTCGCCAATCCGGATACGAACACCGGACATGACGACGCCGGTATTTGAAACACCGTTTAGCACCTTACCGATGAACGGCGACGCGCGCTCAGCGACGGCTACCTTCGCTTGCTGCGTCGCATTCGTCAACTGCGAACCGCCCTTCAGATTCCCGAACACGAACGAGAGAAGGCCGACGACGATGCAGATGGCGAGTGCCTTTGCTTTCGACATTGTTTGCACCCCTTGGGTTTGCTTGATAATGCCAATGCTATCTACGCCGAGCTCGTGACGGCGCTCATCGAGGAGTCTCTTCATGCGGGCAAGGCCGCCAACGTGGGTGAACGAATCATAGAGGCGGAATAGCCACTTGTTCGACGGCAACCAAGGGAACTCAGTTATCTCCTCAATAGGAGCGGACAGTTCGGAGTTTTTGGAATCCTCACCAAACGAGGTAAACCGAGCGTACCCAAAGGCCTGCACGCCGAAGTGTTTGAGCCGTATTCCCCAGGCGATCTTATCTTCGGCACGGTTGCGGATAGTCCAGACGATGACGCAGAGGCGACGAATCGTGACCGACATCTGCATCCGATCTTGCGTGATGAAGTACAACGAGTGCCCATGATGGCGGTGCATCGAGAGGTATCGTTGGAGGTTGGGGTTTTCGCGGCGTGCCATGACATCAGATGCCGGAAACCAGAGATGCACCTCGTCGATGAACACAACGGCGATAGAGGGTATCCAGTTTGCCTTCGGCCCCTCGTAGATATCGGGACCGGCTTCGGCGAGCCACAGCCGTGCGAACAGGGAATCCGGGTAGGAGCGGCCCTCCATACGGCGGGTTTCCTGCCAGGCTTTGAGGCTCGTTTGCCGAGCCTCCTGCCTATCAAGAAACCGAGTGAAATGTTCGCGCGTCATCGGCTGAATCAGGCGAGCAAGCACCTCTCCACCGCGCTTGCGCAGCCACGCACGCATGACTCGCATGCGAATGGGCAGGTTGGTATAAACGGGTCGGCGGTCCTCCATGATAATGCGGAGAACTTCCTTCACGGCACGAAAAGACTTCCCCGAACCGGGCAATCCCTCCCACATTTCAGCCTGAATAATCGGGACTCGCATTAGGAAATACTCAGAGTCGGAACGAGGCCGAGGAGATAGCGAGTGAGCCGAACCGCGCCGACTGCGGCCATCACGCCGAACAAGATTGCCACGGACTCGGCGAGTGGAAACAACTGATTCACAAACGTTGTCCACCCGGCAATCGTACCAGCGATATTCGGGAACGAAGCGTGTTCGCCTGTGACCCATGAGAGATTTTCGGGGCCGATCTTATCAATGCCATAGCGGAAAATGTCACCGGCCCACGCCTTGAAGAACGTAACGGCTGACGGCCACACCGACACAATGAGGCCAGCAGTGCCGAATACCCAAAGGTAGGACCGCTTCAACATTTCCCAGACGAAGTTGAGTACGGATGCCCACATACTATTGCCTCCTGAACTCCTGCCAGACACGTCCCCCACCCCAGATGGCGAGAGGAATCAGAAACATCACGCGAACGATCTGCCGCCACGGTTCATAGAACGCGAAAGAAACCGTCCAAGTGCGGTCATCGAGGTCAGAGAATGTAGAGAGAGGGAGCGTAAAACTCAACGTCGGACTCGATGAACCCCCTCCAGCAGGATGCTCGCCGAAAGGGTTTGACGGCTTCCAATTATCGCCCGCCTCGTCGGGATTATATACGGCGTTGAGTGTTTGACCGACCTTACCGGTCGTATACGTTTGCAGCGTCGGTTGATCCGGGTCGGCCCCCGGATTCGAAGGAAGCTCGGGACTCGTAAGAGCCTGAAGATAGGCGCGTATGGATTCGACGTCGCCTTTAATAAAGCCTACGTCGGCGGCCATGGACGAAACGATATCTCTTATCTCACGGATGACATCACAACACGACTCCCCGCTCCCCGTCACAGCATCGAGAACGCCTTCGCCGTCGTACACCTCAAAGACCATCCAATCGACTACCTCCACGCCGGGGATCGCCTCATACCGCTTTGCTTGAAGTTGGCCTGGGACGCCGGGTACGTTTCGGTATTCGATACCAGACCACGCCAGGAGTTTATATCTCTGGCGGCCCGCGACCTCACCGATGTATACCCACTGGGTGCCAAGACGACCCGCGTTGACGCCATTTTTAAGAGGAAATGAGGCTTGCTGTGCAGACTGCATTCCGCCGCTACCGCATGCATCAAGGACTTGGAACCACGTCGTGGTAGAGAGCGTGACGGGCACATAGCACAATCGACGGTTCGCTCTTGCGGTCAAGACTTCAGGGATGCGACGGCCCAAGGAACCGTTCCACGTCCAATATGCGCTGAACGGGATACCGTACTCGTTGTCGTATCCCGGATGTGCAGCACTGCCACCATCTTGGCCCCACAACAAAGGCTGGATCGCAACGCTATTTGTCGTCGTACCGGGGTTCGCGTTCCAGTAGAACACACCGCCGTAGGCCTCCGCCTCGGGGCCGGTGAGGGTGACACCCGTTGGAGTTAAAAGAAACTGCCACGGCACGGAGGCGAGGCTATCAGGCCCGCCCACCGCCCAAGTAAAATCGAACGGCCGGGCCTCGATGCAGCGAAGAACGCCACGTGCGGGCATCATGCCGCTGCCGTCGGCGGAGAGGCGCACTTGCGTTGGTGTCTGCGCCTCAGCCCCACGAGGGAGTACGGTAAGGAGAAGCGAACAAACGACCGCCCACAGACCACCCGAAGCCGAATACGAGGAGAAACGTGATTGCATACGCCCACCACTCCAATGCTTTGACGCGCCTCGCAACCTGCAAGGCCGCCTGTGTGTTCTCATACGTAAGGAAGGACAACGAATCCAGTGTGCTAAAAATATCGTTGACACGCTGCCACACGTCTTGGCCGGCCTGGGACTCAAACCCCTCGACTTGGCCGAGCAACGCAAGCAGCACCAGTGCATCCTGCATCATATCGCACGCTCCCCGAATACATCGTGGACGATATCCGTATACACACCGGACAAGAGACCACACGCCACACCGACGAGGTGAGACGCCACAAGGAGTGATATACAGTCGATGATTATCATGGAAAGACGCCAGAGCTGGTTTCACGGCTCAGGCGTTGAAGGTTGCAACGTAACGTCAGACTGCGGACTTGACGCGCTTCATCAACTTTTTGACAAAGGAAAAGCCGATGGCCACACCAAAGACCAACAGCAGAATCGCGGCCCCGGCCACACCAATTTTCGTCGCGATCGAGGCCGTGTTGATCGGGAACACGATGTCGGGGAGAGGGGGCGGCGTGGCGGCCGCCATTGACGCAGACAGGGCAAGCGCAGAGCCGACGGCAACGAGCCGCAACCAACGAGACCGAAAACGTTCCATAGAACCTCCACTTGATACGGATCGCCGCATCCCGGGTGACTACATGCCCTTCAGGAGGGCGACAAAGAACCCGAGACACCAGCGGGTTCCCTCAAAGACCCAGCGAGCACACAGCCCGCCAGCAAACGCACCCATGACAAGGACCGGAAAGGTCACCGGCCACCGCCGAAGATGTACCGGATGAAGTCGAGGAAGGCCGACACCGTCGTGAAGTACAAACCGCCGTCAAACCACGTTTCGAGACCGAGATCGTTGAAGAAGTGCAGCCATTGAACGGGAATCCAGACCATAAGATACCTCCTACAAGGTCTTGCGGAGGCGACGTAGAACGCGCCTCACCAAGACGAGTGCAAACATCGCAACGGCCCCCAGAGCGAGGGCAGCACCGAGAATGGACCAACCAGAGAGCGATTCGCCGTCCTCGACCCACAACGCCATGGGGTCAAAATGCCAGGTCATTTCTGGTGGGGCTGGTGGCAC